AGGAGAAGAAGTTCAAGGATTAAAAAAGAACGATAAAATCTTTTATGATAGACATGCTGGGCATCAAATAGAAATTGATAAAGAGATATTTCACGTTATTAAATCAAGTGACGTGGTCGTTGTTTTATGAAAAGGCTAACCGCAAGTGATATTAAAAATATTAACTTGCTTAAACATTACCGTATAATACGCAAATGGGCTTCCAAAAATAACGGCTTAACTGATGCTGACTTAGAACTACTCATATATTTAGATTGTGTAGATTTATTCACAATTAAAGATTTTAAAATGGGTAGTTATTCTTATAGTTGGGATAATAGAAGGTGGAATAAATTAATTCAAAATAATTGGATTGTTATATGGCGTAATAGAAATAGAACAACTCAAAAATATAATATATATAAGGTTTCTTTTAAAGGTAAAACATTAATCCAAAGAATATATAGAATGTTACTAGGAGAAGAAGATATTCCTACTAGTTATAGAAGAAACACAATTATGAAGGGTGAAACATACATGGATAAGGTTTTACAAACTTCAATTAGAAACGTAAATAAAGATAAAAATAGATAATATGGCAGCAGGTACAGCAGCATCAATCGGTTCCCAATCAGTAGGTATGCCAGGTTCATATGGAAATCCAATGTTCGGTGGACTACATCAAGAAATGATGGATAGGAGTAGAAGAACAATGCAAAGTAAATGGGGCAAAATGGACGACGCTGAATTACGTACTCGATACGATAAAGGTGGTAGGTGGAAAAATGATATATTTGCTGAAATCCAAAAAAGACAGACCCTTAGTGGTTTTGGTCAAGAAGCTGCGGGTGGTAATAATGTAGTAGGTGGAGATGGTGATAACAGATTAATGGATATTGAATCAAGATTAGCTGCTTTAGAAGGTGGTGGAGAAAACGTAATGGAAGGTGCTGGTGTAGGTGGAAGCGCTGCAATATCTGGAGGTTTTAGTGATGGTTCATTAGACGCTGCAGAAAATATTTACGGTACAGAAGAAGAAAGAATGACTGCTGCGGGAGCATCAGCACAACAAACAGCTGCAAATGCAGCGGCAATTTCAGGTTTATAAATAAATAAAGAAAAAATTATGCATAATAAAAAATATGATCCTTCAATGGAAAAATTAAAACCAGGAAGTAAAGTTGGTATAGTAGGAGAATCTCACATATGGGATGGGCCACTAGATCAAGTAGGAAGACCTCATCAATTTGGTTCAAGTAGAGGTCCTAAAGGAATGCAAATATTAAAAGACGTTGCATCTTATAGAGGAAATCCAATTACTCAAGTGGCAAAAGAATATAAATAAATAAATAAATAAAAATGGCAATATATATAAACGCAACAGAAGTTAGACCTGATGATGCAATAAATATACCTAAACCAGGAGTTATTGTAGCTGGTGTTAATACAGGTGCGGGAACAACATTAACAGATGTTGGTAAAGGATTTACTAACGCTGAAACTAATTCAAAAGGTTTTAATATAACTGGTGGAGATGTTGTATATGATAGCGCAGGCGCTATAGTAGAAGTAGAAAGTGTTACAGATAGTGATAACATAGAATTATCAGGAGCAATAGCAGGTGGTATTTATGAAATATACAAAGGTAATTATAGAGCTTTTACAAACAGTACATCACCAGGATATAGTTTATATATCACAGGTGCGGGAAATGTTAGAGTGGTTCCGGTTAGTGAACAACAAGCTATAACAATTCCAGTAGTTGCAAATCAAACTTTAGATTTACAAGTAGAAAGAGTAAATGCTACCAGTACTACCGCTACAGGTATAATAGCTTTAGAAGTACAACAATAAATAAATAAATTAATAAATTAATAAATTATGGGATATAATCAAACAAATAATCCTTTCTCACGAAAAACTTCTCCATTAAATGAAGGAGGATATTGTGCTAAATCTGCTGGTAAAGGTGGGTGTGTTACTCAAAAAGATGGTAACTGGAAAGTAATAAGTAATAAAACAGGTAAACTATGGGATTCTAATTATTCATCTAAAGCTGATGCGGAAGCTGCTTTAAAAGCTTATCATGCTGGTGGACCTTCAAGAATATCTAGTTCTCCATTACACGCAGATATGACGATAGTGGACGAAGAAGAAGGAAAAGGAGAATCTAACTATGATGCAACACATGGAGATCCTGAAGGAGATCCTACCGATGAAAACGACATGTATCATAATTCTGATGTATATGATGAAAGTTTTAATAAAAGAACTGGACCAAGACCTAATATGGCAGATTTACCTTTAGGCTCAGACCAAAGAAAAGCAGAGTATTACAAAAGAGGTTGGAAATTTGATGATACTGTAGATGGTGAATCATATAATTTTAATCAACAGAATAAAGCTCCAGTATCAAGACACTCTCATCACATGGTGAATTCTTGGGAAGAAGAAGATGTTAAAAGAGGTAAGAAATTAAAAAAAGAAGGTCATTATAGTCACGCTGAAGCATTATTTGATGATGCACATGGTAGCTACAACTGGGACGGTCATAATTCTACAGGTGCAGAACATCATGGACCAAGTAGAAAAAGTAAAGAAGAAAGAAAATCTAATAGAGCTGATAGACTAAGAAATAAAGCTATGGAAATCTCTGAAGAAAGTGGTGCTGAAAGAGGTGATGAGTATGATTATGAAAATGAAAGAGTAATGAGACTAGTTAACAGAGCTAATAAAATAGATCCAAGAACAGGAATTACACCACAAATTGAGCTTGGTAGTGGACCAGCACATCCTGATGATTTTAAAAAGTTAGGTCATGCTGCAGGGTTAGCGGGTGCAGAGCTCATGCAGGAAATGATTCAAAATAAAGGAGGAAAAAAATAAAATGGGAGAATTATTAAAAGGTATTAAAAGAAACCTCTTACATAATAAGAAGAACAGTTTTAATATTGGATTTTCTAATAGATCTCCTTTTAGTTATCAATTACCTAGTGCTGATCCTAACTCAGGAGTTACACCAGTAGAGCCACCAGATATGAATGATGGTACTGTAGAGAGAATTCAAGCTCAAGCAGATGCTACATCTTCAATGCTTAAAACATTTAGTGATGTTGCTTCAACAGCTATTAAAGAAGAGAAGAAGAAATATTCTGATCAGGATATAGCTGAAGAAAAAGCTTTAAGAGTTCAAAAAAGAGCTGATAATAAAAAACTTAAAGCAGATAAGAAAGAAAAAAGAATGACAGAGAGAGGTGGAGGAACTGATAAACAAAAAGAACGTTTAGCTACAATAAGAGGTAAAGCTACCGATTTAGAAACAAAATCAGGAGACATTGTTGCTGATATTAATACTGGACAATATAGTGATGTGTCAGGCGCTGATATAGAACGAGCGGAAGATGAAGCAGCTGTAGCTTATTCAAAATGGAAGAAAAACAATCCAGCTCTAGTTAATAAGAATAAGAACACAAATACAAATACTAATACAAGTTCACAATTAACAGGTACAATAGGAACAAATGGACAACCTTGTACTCAGGGCGATGTGTCACTGATGCAAAACGGTTGTTAACAATAAACAGTCATGGATCTGTATAAAACCAAGGAAAATAAATAAATATTAATAATTAAAAACAAAAAAAAATCATGGCAAAATTTATTAACTTTAACATAGTTGGTGGATATGACTTAGCAGCAGCAGCTGCAGATTCATCACTAGATGGAGATAATTTAGTAAATGTAGATAACATTTTAAATGTAAAAGCAGAAGCTGGTGCAGGTGGAGAATATAATGTAGTTCTTCAATTAACAGGCGGTTTATCTTGTAGAGCAACTTGTTCTATAGATGCTGACGCAGTAGCTCCAGTTAATCCTACAGTAGGTGCTGATTATCTTCCATTAATGAAGAAAGCAGTTAACAGAGCTATTACAGCTAATCCAGGTGGAGTAAAAGCTAGTGTATTATTACCACAAGATAGTTTAGATCCAAATGCTCATTATGATCAAGCATTAAGAGTATACTGGAAAGATATCCTTATCAGCTAAATATGAAACCTACAGGTTTAGGAGATAGAATTGAAAATTTTACAAAAGCAACGGGCATCAAAGCTGCTGTTGATACTATATCAAAAGCAACTGGTGTCCCTTGTGGATGTAATAAAAGAAAAACTGCTCTAAACAAAATGTTTCCTTCTAAAAATTAAATTATGGCTTATAAACAAAACTGGGGATTAAGTAGAAGACATTATCAAGGTAATACTTCTCCTATGAATAGAATGCCTCACATTGATAGATTACAAAAGCAATCGCAAACTAAGTTTGCAGGAATAGATGAAGAAATACTTCCACAATCACCATTAAGTAACTGTGGATGTCCTTCTCCATTAAATCAAGATTATGGTAAGGTTATAAATGAAGCAATAACACAAAAAGCTAATCCAGCACAAGTATCAGCTAAGTTACGTGAAACATTTCCTGAAGTTAAAGATAATTCTGTAGAAGTAAACTGGAGTCCTGATGGCAAAGAAGTAGAAGTATATAACATGACACCAGATGCTACAGAGACAGAATCTAAAGCAGTAAGAGATAAGTTTGATGCTACTTATATGAAGGGTAGTAAAAAATACAATACAGGAGATTTGCTAGATGAATCAGATTTTGAAACACTAGGAACAAATTACAATATACAAAATATTAGTGAAGTTCAAAGTGATGATAAAGGTCAATTTGTAACTACATTAGGAGATGATGAAATAACACCATCTTTGAACACTTGGGATAAAAATCCAAAATTTCCCTCTGAGAAAACAATTGGAGGTATGACAAGAGATACTATTAGACCTAGTATAGGTAAACATTTTCACTTTTCTAGAAAATAACAATGCCTACTTTCAAGCCAAATACGGGATTTAAAATTGACGCACCTGTCAATATTGATTGGACTCCTATTTATACTAGTAAATTAGAGCCAGGTTGTTTAGGTAAAGGTAACTTAAATGGTACTATTTTATTATCTGAAGAATTGAATAACAATAAAGAAAGAGAAAGCGTTACTGAACATGAAAAAGTTCATTTAGATCAAATTAAAAGAGGTGATCTAACTTACGATGAAGATTGTGTTTATTGGAAAGGTAAATGTTGGAAAAGAGAAGAAATGGATGAAGGTAATCCAAATCTTCCATGGGAAAAAGAAGCATATAGAAAAACAGATGATTACGAAACATTATAAATAAATAAATAAAAATGGCATATATACAAGGTGCAAATCCTTTTTCACGTAGAAAAGGTAAAGCAAAAAGAGAAGCTAAAAAACAATTAAAGTCTTTATATAAGCAAGGGTATTCTGATATTACTAGAACAACTCAAGCTGACGGCTCAGTTAGTTATGCAGGAGCTGGAGAAAAAGGTCCAGAACAAAAACTAGATAGAAGATCAAGAAGAAACATTAGACAGGAAGCTCGTGGAGATAAAATGACTAATGATATGAACATCGATCAAAAAGGACCTAAAACTACTGAAGTTAAAGAGTTAGGGGTTAACAGAATGAGTTCATCTCCATTACATCAAAATGAATATGATTGGGAAGTAGAAAGTGGTGATCCAAGAACTGGAGGTCAACTAGCTAATCCAGATGATTATGTTTGGGATGTAGATGAATTTGGTAATGAAACCAGAGAAAAACTGGATGATGGTAGAATAAAAGTACAGCAGAGTAGAAATATATCTGGTACTCATACAGGAGAAAAAGATGATGATTGGTGGGGTAGTTTAAGTGAAGAACAAAAACAGGTTTATAGAGATCGACAATCAGGTACAGATACAAGAACAAGATATGTGGATCCAGTAACACCAGTAAATGAAATTCCTCCTTCAAAAATTACCACGACTGATATTGGTGATCCTATTCCAATAATTCCACCACCAGTAATTGGAGAACCAAGTGGTGTAGAGGAACCAATTACTATAGGTAGTAATCAAAGAGTGAAAAATGAAAAAGTTCCAGTAACTACAACTAAAGATGTTGAAAGAAGAAAACCAGGCATGCAAAAAGTTTGTACTAACTGGGAATGGGTAGAAAGAGGTAGTGGTCAAGGAGAAAGCAGAAGTGATGCTGGACCAAGACCTACGGTTACAAAGACTAAGACTAAAACAAGAATGCGAAGAATTTAACTCTTATGAGTAAAAAGAAATTCAAAGATACAACTATAGGGCAGCTTCTATTTGGAGCTGCTTCAGTGGTTAATCCTACTCTTGGAAATGTATTAAAAGGAGTAACTTCTCCTAAAGAAGCAATAGAAGCAATAACTAAATCTGATGCTCCTTTAGAGGATAAAATAAAACTGCAACAATTAATATTTGAACAACAGAATAAAGAAATAGAATCTATTACTTCAAGATGGAAATCAGATTCTATGTCAGATTCTTGGATGTCTAAAAATGTACGTCCAATGGTTCTTATATGGTGTATTGTTGTATTTTCTTTTGCAGGTATACTAGATAGTGTAGAAAGCATACCATTTACAATACATGAAACTTGGAATGATACTTTTGAGAAGGTTATGATGTCTGTAATCCTAGCCTATTTCGGCGGACGAACGACAGAAAAGGCGAGTAGTATATTCAAAAAGTAAAAAGTATTAAAAATCGGTGATTATACTTTAGAACACTTAAATTAAATTAAATATTATGAAAAAATTATTATTAAGCATTTTTATGCTAGTAGGCTTGACTTTACAAGCTAATGACCTAAAATACTTTGAAGGATTGTGGAAAAGTAAAGAAAGCAGTTATTATGTCGCTGTTTTACACAAATCAAGTACTGACAAATTTGAATTTGTTGATTTTTCTTTTGGTGATGGTCAATCTATAAAAGAAGAAGTAAAAGAAGTAGGTGAAAACTATATTATTACTACAATTAATTATGAAAAAAATGATTGGAATGTAGAAATTAAATACACTTTAGTTGATGAAAACACAATTAAATGTGAATTTTCAGGTGATACAGGTGTAGTAAATTATTATAAACGAGTTAAATTAAATTAAATGGCAGAAACAAAAATTACAGAAGATCAATTGAATAAGATTCATGATTTTCAAAAAGAAATTAGAACTCTTTTAATAGATGTAGGGGTGAAAGAAGCAGAAAAACATGCTACACTACATAGATTAGCGGAAATTAACAAGGGTCAAGAAGAGTTTAAAAAAGAATTAGAAGACCAGTATGGTTCAATCAATATTAATTTAGAAGATGGAACTTACGAAGTTATAAAAGAAGATGAGTAATGTAATAAGAAAAATCAGTATTGGCGCTGATTATAAGAATGAAGCTATGCATTATTCTATAGGTCAACAGGTTTATGGAGGACATGAAATTTCTCATATCTTGTTAGATGAAAAAGATAATTCTTATAACATTTATATAAAGAAAAACAATGAGGTATTACCGTGGAAGAAGTTTAATTCTAACATGGCAATATCTATTGAATATGACTTAGAGTATTAATGAAAAGTTTATATGATTTTATTATAGAACCTATTGGAGAGAGATATTCAAATAACTCAAAAGTAGGTGAAAAAGAATTAATATTAAACACTAATATTGAAAGTTTTAAATTTGTAAATAGATTAGCAAGAGTAATAGAAATTCCCTTAGCTTTTACCACACCTATTAATAAAGGTGATTTTGTTATTGTACATCAAAATATTTTTAGAAGATTTTATGATATGCAAGGAAGACAAAAAAACAGTAGAAGCTATTTTAAAGATAATCTTTATTTTGCTAGTCTAGATCAAATTTATTTATATAAAAATAATAAAAAATGGAACGCTATCAATGATAGATGCTTTATAAAACCTATTAAAAATACTGATAACTTTAGTATTAAAGCAGAAGAACCTTGTATAGGTATATTAAAAATAGGTAATGAAAATTTAGAAGCATTAGACATTAATCCTCAAGATAAAATAGGTTTTAAACCTGGAGGGGAATGGGAGTTTATTATTGATGATGAGCGTTTATATTGTATGAAATCAAATGATATTGTTATAAAATATGAGTACAAAGGAAACGAAGAAGAATATAATCCAAGCTGGACAAGTAGCAGTAGATGAATTAATCAAAGTTGCTAAAGAACCAATTATAGATTATGGACCAGATATTTCCGCAGATAGATTAAAAAACGCTGCAGCTACTAAGAAATTAGCTATATTTGATGCTTTTGAAATTTTAAATAGAATTGAAGAAGAAAAAAATTTGTTAGAAGATAAACCTAAAGTAGAAGAAAAGAAAGAAAAATCTTTTAAAGGTTTTGCGGAAGGGAGGTCTAAATAATGTACGAACAAAATTTATATAAGATCTTACCTAATTATGTAAAAGCTAAAACGCTTAAAACAAATAATAGGTATAAAAAATGGGAATACGGTTATAATGAAGAACATGATTTTGTTGTAATTAGTAAATCAGGAATGATTGGTGAAGTATATGAAATTCAAGGATTAAAAATAGCTTTACCTAAAGCACCAAAAGAAATTCACACTTTTGAATCTGGAAGATGGGAAAGAACTCCACTACCTAAAGTTTTAGGTAAAATTAAAAGCGTGTTTGAATGGGATAAATATCCAGAAGATTTCAAAGAAAAATGGTATGATTTCATTGATGTTGAATTTACTAAACGTGAACGTGGTTTTTGGTTTTACAATAAAAATAAAACTACTTATCTAACTGGAACACATTACATGTATTTACAGTGGTCTAAGATTGATGTTGGACCACCAGATTTTAGAGAAGCAAATAGATTATTCTTTATATTCTGGGAAGCGTGTAAAGCTGATGATAGATGCTACGGTATGTGTTATCTTAAAAATAGACGTTCTGGTTTTTCATTTATGGCTTCAGGAGAAGTAGTAAATCTAGCAACAATATCAAGCGATTCAAGATACGGTATATTATCTAAAACTGGACCTGATGCTAAAACAATGTTTACTGATAAGGTTGTTCCTATTTCAGTTAATTATCCTTTCTTTTTTAAACCGATTCAAGATGGTATGGATCGACCTAAAACAGAATTAGCATATAGAGTACCAGCTTCTAAATTTACTAGAAGAAAGATAGTAACAGGCGAAGTTGCTGCAGAGATACAAGGATTAGATACTACAATTGATTGGAAAAATACTGGAGATAATAGTTATGATGGTGAAAAACTTAAACTATTAGTGCATGATGAAAGTGGTAAATGGGAAAGACCAAATAATATATTAAATAATTGGCGTGTAACTAAAACATGTTTAAGATTAGGTAGTAGAATTATTGGAAAATGTATGATGGGTAGTACCTCTAATGCTTTAGATAAAGGTGGTGGAAATTTTAAAAAATTATACGAAGACTCTGATGTTACAAAAAGAAACGCCAATGGACAGACTCGCTCAGGATTATATAGTTTGTTCATACCTATGGAATGGAATTACGAAGGATACATTAACGCTTATGGCTTACCTGTATTCGACACACCCAATACGCCAGATGAAGATCCCCATGGTCAAAAAATTAAACTCGGAGTTTTAGCTTACTGGAAAAACGAAGTAGATGGTTTAAGTGAAGATCAAGATGCTTTAAATGAATTTTACAGACAGTTTCCACGTACAACTAAACATGCTTTTAGAGATGAATCTAAAAATTCTTTATTTAATTTAACTAAAATTTATCAACAAATTGATTGGAATCAAGATATTAAACACAGTGCGGTTGTAACTAAAGGATCTTTTCAATGGGTAGGAGGAATTAAAGACACAGCGGTTAATTTTGTACCTAATAATAATGGTAGATTTTTAGTTAGTTGGGTACCACCTCAAAGACTACAAAACAACGTGGTGTTAAAAAGAGGAAGTAAATATCCAGGTAATGAAGAATTAGGAGCTTTTGGATGTGATAGTTATGATATATCAGGAACAGTAGATGGTAGAGGATCTAATGGGGCTTTACATGGACTAACAAAGTTTTCTATGGAAGATGTTCCTCCTAATCATTTCTTTTTAGAATATATAGCTAGACCACAAACAGCTGAGATATTTTTTGAAGATGTATTAATGGCTTGTATATTTTATGGAATGCCAATACTTGCGGAAAATAATAAACCTAGATTATTATATTATTTTAAAAGAAGAGGATATAGAGGTTTTTCTATGAATAGACCAGATAAAATTTGGAATAAATTATCAGTAACAGAAAAAGAAATTGGGGGGATACCAAACTCTAGTGAAGACGTTAAACAAGCTCATGCAGCTGCTATAGAATCTTATATTGATTCTTATGTAGGTTTAAAAGAAAATAATGAATTTGGAGATATGTATTTTCAAAAAACATTAGAAGACTGGTCTAGATTCAATATAAATAATAGAACAACTCATGATGCTTCTATTAGTTCAGGATTAGCAATAATGGCTTGTAATAAAAATAAATATAGACCTGTTCCACATTTTATACATCAAAAATATGATTTAGGTATAAAAAAATATGATAACACTGGTCAATTATCAAAAATTATAGATTAAATGAAAAATAAACTAAGTATGTTTACCAATGGTGGTGGACCATTTCCTAGCCAAGTGGTTAGTGATGCTGAGAAAGCGAGTTGGGAGTATGGCCAACAAGTTGCTCAAGCTATTGAATATGAGTGGTTTTCACAGGGTAGAACTAATGGTAATAGATATTTAACTACGTGGAATAACTATAACAGATTGAGATTGTATGCTAGAGGTGAACAACCTACGCAAAAGTATAAAGATGAATTATCTATTAACGGAGATTTATCTTATCTTAATTTAGATTGGAAACCAGTTCCAATTATATCTAAATTCGTGGATATATTAACTAATGGTATATCTTCTAAAACATACGATGTAAACGCTTTTGCTCAAGATCCAGAATCTTTAAAACAAAGAACTAATTACGCTCAAGCTATAGCAGAGGATATGTTTGCAAGAGATGTGATGAAACAAATGGAAGCTAAGATTGGAGCGTCTTTACAAAGAACTAGTATTCCTGAAGAACAACTACCAGCTAGCGCAGATGAACTAGCTTTACACATGCAGTTAAGTTACAAGCAAGGTGTAGAGATAGCTGAAGAAGAAGCTATTAGCCAAGTATTAGACCAAAACAAATGGGAATTGGTTAAACGTAGAATTAACTATGATCTAGTTACATGTGGTATTGGTGCAGTTAAAACATCTTTTAATATTGCTAATGGTGTAAAAGTTGATTATGTAGATCCAGCTTATTTAGTATATTCTTATACAGATGATCCAAACTTTGAAGATATATATTATGTAGGAGAAGTAAAAGCAATAACTATTCCTGAATTAAGAAAACAATTTCCTAATCTTCCTAACGAAGAATTAGATAAAATACAAAAAACTAAAGGTAATAGAAATTATCTATATGGTGGTACATATGATGAAAACACTGTACAGGTTTTATACTTTGAATATAAAACTTATAGTGATCAAGTTTATAAAATAAAATATACAGATCAAGGATTAGAAAAAGCATTAGAAAAACCTGATACCTTTAATCCTCCTGAAAATGATAATTTTGAAAGAGTATCTAGAAGTGTAGAGGTACTTTATAGTGGTGTTAAAATACTCGGTACAGATATGCTTTTAGAGTGGAAACTAGCTGAAAACATGTCTAGACCTTATGCGGATACTACTAAAGTTGAAATGAACTACGCTATCTGTGCACCTAGAATGTATATGGGTAGAATAGAATCTATTGTAAGCCGAATTACAGGATTTGCAGATATGATTCAAATAACTCATTTAAAACTACAACAAGTATTAGCTAGAATGGTTCCAGATGGAGTATTTTTAGATATGGATGGTTTAGCTGAAGTGGATTTAGGTAATGGTACTAATTATAATCCTCAAGAAGCTTTAAACATGTACTTCCAAACTGGTTCTGTTGTTGGTAGATCTTTAACTCAAGATGGAGATCCTAATAGAGGAAAAATACCTGTACAAGAATTAACGTCGTCGGCAGGACAAGCAAAGATACAAGCTCTTATATCTACTTATAATTATTATTTACAAATGATAAGAGACGTGACCGGATTAAGTGAAGCTAGAGATGGTAGTTTACCTGATAGAGACACATTAGTTGGATTACAAAAATTAGCAGCAGAACAATCTAATATTGCAACTAAACATATTAATAATGCTAGTTTATTCTTAACTTTAAGAGTATGTGAAAATATTTCTAAAAAGATAGCGGATTTATTGAGTTATCCTCTTACAAACAATTCTTTACGTCAAAGTATTTCTATGTTTGATGCGGAGACTTTAAGAGAATTAACCACATTAAATCTACATGATTTTGGAATTTTCTTGGATTTAGAACCAGATGAAGAAGAAAAAGCTTCATTAGAACAAAATATTCAAATAGCTTTATCTGCGGGTGGTATAGATTTAGAAGACGCTATTGATATTAGAAATATACGTAATATTAAACTAGCAAATCAAATGCTAAAAGTAAAACGTAGAAAGAAACAAGAAAGAGAACAAGCTATTCAAATGCAGCAAATACAAGCTAATGCAGAAGCTCAAGCTAAAGCGGCTCAACAAGCTGCTGAGGTAGAGGTTCAAAAACAAAACGCATTAGCAGAAAAAGAATTAAAAATTGAACAAGGTAAATCTCAATTTGAAATTCAAAGAATGCAGACAGAAGCAGAAATCAAAAGACAATTGATGTCAGAAGAATTCAATTATCAAGTTCAATTAGAACAAATGAAGATGCAGGCTGAAAAACAAAAAGAAAAAGATATAGAAGATCGTAAAGATAAAAGAGTAAAAATACAAGGAACTCAACAAAGTGAAATGATAGAACAGAGACATACAGAATCTTTGCCTATTAATTTTGAAAATCAAAACATAGATCAGGGAGGATTGTTTAATTCTCAATTACCTGTAGTTTAACATTAATTATTTAATTATATTATATTATGGCAGAACAAAAAGCGGCCGTAGAGGCCAAGCAAGAAGGTGACTTTAAAATAAAGTCAAAACCTAGAAAACCTAAAAATTTAGGTGCAAAAAATGATGAACCAGTGAAAATGGATTTCACTAAACCAGACGCACAGGGTGAGGTTACTCCTGATGTTGTGAAGATGGATTTAACTAAAAAAGAAGACAATGCCGTTCAAGAGCGAAAAACAGAGGAGATACCTGTGGGCGAACGAACCGGAGATAGCAAGGGAGTGGACGGAGAAGTACGGGTCGAATCCAATGAAAAGGAAATCGTGTCCAAGACAGATAGCGATACTCCGATCACAGAGATTATCGAAGAAGTAGTAGAAAATAAAACTACACCAGAAGTAAAAGAAATCGAAAAACCACAATACGAATTACCAGAAAACGTAGATAAATTAGTAAAATTTATGGATGAAACTGGAGGGACTGTGGAAGACTATGTAAAACTAAATAAGGATTATACAGGTCTAGATGATGATACTTTATTAAAAGAATACTATAAACAATCAAAACCTCATTTATCACAAGATGAAATTAATTTTTTAATTGAAGATAAATTTCAAGTAGATGAGGAACTTGATACAGAAAAAGAAACACGTAGAAAAAAACTAGCGTATAAGGAAGAGGTTGCTACAGCAAAAACTAATTTAGAGCGTTTAAAAACTCAGTATTATGCTGATATTAAAAAACGTCCTGGAACTAATCCTGAACAACAGAAAGCGCTAGAATTTTTTAATCGTTACAATAAACAGCAAGAAACTGTAAAGTCAAATCAAGATCACTTTAAAACTAAAACTAAAGATTTGTTTACTAATGATTTCAAAGGTTTTGAATACTCGTTAGGAGATAAAAAATTTAGATATAAAGTTCAGGATCCTGGTGCGGTAGCTGAAAAGCAGAATAATATTGATAATTTTATTAGCAAATATGTTGATAAAGAAGGAAGAATTATAGATGCTCAAGGTTATCATAAAGCTTTACATGCTGCTATGAATGCTGACAAACTAGCGAGTCACTTTTATGAACAAGGAAAAGCAGATGGCATTAAAAATGTTGTTAAAA